AACTAAAATCATATATTGCCATTAAATTACTATTAAAGTGTCATTAAATGTATGTGAAGCGGTTACTTCTTGAATGATATAGCCCGCAAGTGGCGTATAATCTTTAATCAATACTTTTGAATCAGCTACTAATGACGTACCTAGTCCGTAGGCTTGGTTTGTATTGCGAACGTTTACAGTAGTTAATACAACATCATTAACTCCTTCAATACTTTGGATTGTATCTTGTATTGCTGATACTTTCACTTTACCATCGAATGAAAGATTAGCTAAATAAGCATCTAATGCTGTTATGATTGTTGTTTTTATTGTATCAATATATTGCCCGTTTACATAAATATTTGCTCCTATTTCGATTGAATCTCCTGCAATTGATATTAAATTAAAACCTACTCCTGCGGGCAATATTTCGCCTAAGTATGTACTTAATGATGTTTTTTCTGCTCCACTTATGGCCGTTGGCGTTGTTCCTTTTGCCACTTTAATTTGAACAGTTTTATTGGCTGTTGTGAACACGCTTACCCTTGTGATAATATTTTTGGTAGTATTAACAATAGGATAATAAAAAGCTAAATTACTATCTAGTTCTATATTGTCGCCATATTGCCAATACTTTAACATTTTAACTATCCATGTTGGCGTAGCTGGTATGGCATTGCTTGCGATTGTTTCAATATCTACTTTAAATACGTCTAGCAACTGCTCCAATACTGATATACAAACTGCTGTTATGTATATCCATAAGTTCTCAACGCTTGCAAGGCTATTTAAATCAATCTTATCTAGTTCGCTGTGTGTTGCCTTTTCAGCTTTAATCTGTGCTTGGATTTGACTAATTGAACGTGCCATTTATTATTAATGTTGTTGGTGTAGTTGTTAGTAATTTATTATATTTTTCTTTTGTGAAATCAACTATATTAGTTTGAAATGACATTTGATAGTGTACTAAATTTGTATGGTTATCGTCTTGTATTTCACTTGTTTTGACGAAAGCTACGCAGCCAGTAGGCTCATAACCTTGAATAGATTCATATACTTTTTGCTTTAAATCGTATATTAATAAATCTTGAGATGTATTTTGATAGGCGTTATTATAGTTTTCATGTACAATATGGAAATTTACGTTTACTTCATATAATTGAGCACCTCCGCCTAGCTGAATGCTTTCAGCTGTGTTTTCTATTTCAATAAAACAAGCTGGTAATGAATATGCTTGTTCTTCATCATCTAGTTGATTGTTCCATACTGCGATATGGTTAAAATCAACTATCAAATCAATTCTAGCCATCAAATCTATTAATACTTGTTTCATTTCATTACCTTATTTAACAAATTTAATATTTTTTTATTCAATACTTGCGAATTACCCAAAAATTTACGTTGAGGTATTTTATTTGTTCCATAATTATGGACTGCTCCATATTTTGAACTACTGGCTATCACTATACGCTTTAAACTTGCAGACTTAATATAAATACTTTTTGCTAAAGTCTTTGTTTTACCGCTTAATATTGCCCTTGTAGCATCACGTCCTTTGCCTTTTCCTAAACGTCGCTGTACTTCTTTCCATTTTGCACCATCGAAGCCTTGGCGTGTAAAGTTACCATCAAAGTGACTTTTCGCCAAAATAGCAATATCATTTGGAATAGTTTTTAGCCTATCCTTAATCATGAGGTTATTTGCTTTTAGCTTCTTCAAGTGTTGGTATATTTAGTCCGAAGTTGGTTTTTGCAAAAGCTTTGTATTTTGCATCTACATTGAAATAAGGATGGTTTTTATTAAATATTTGTTCGGTAATTGCTGGATTCTTAAATAATGGATTTGGTTTAATCAAATCTTTTGTGCTTAATTTTGTTTCTACGCCATCCGTCATAGGCTCTAGTCTACATCTACATTGGTAGTGTTGTTGTGGACTGTGAGTGTGCCAAAATGTGCTATCGGTTGCCATTGTTACTCCTTCAAGTCTACGGCATATTTCACTTACATTTTTATCTTTAAACGTCACATATTTAAGAAATGGGAATGTAGATTTACTACTTTGAAAATCTTTGAAATCTACTATGTTACTAGCTTGGATTTGTGCTGAATTATATTCTACCTCTAACCATGTTTTATTATACAAAGCATTGTTAGCCTTGGCTAGTTCCTCAAATTGCTTGAAAGGTATTATTTGGCCATCTGTTCCAATTATTAAGTTTTCCGTACTCAAAACATAGTTAAATGTTTTTGCAGCACTAAATAAATAAATATTTTCCCTTAATGCTAAAGCTGTTCTTTCTCCTAATTTACCCCATTCAAAAGTAATATAGTTCACGTCTGCGCCTTCCTCAATACCTTTGAGTAGCTTTAAAGCGGTCATTTCATATACCTCTACTGGTAGATTGGTATGGTTAATATCTCCGCTATAAATTCCCTTATAACTCATATAAGTTATTTATCGTAGCATTGCTTACATTGGTAGGGCTTAATACTTTTGTTGTCGGGTATCCTGTTGTTTCCTCAATAAATTTGCTGTCTACTTCGTGGCCTGCTTCTTTTAGCGTTTTCACAACATTAACAAATAACTGATTTACTTTAGAATCGTTTTCAAGTTTTTCAGTTTTTTCGTGAGTATTTAAGAAAACGAATTTAAAGCCTTTGGGAATATTAAAACCTAAGTTTCTAAGTTTATCAAATAATTGGTCGTTGATAACACTTTCAATGAATGTATTATCAACTATCTCAATATTTTCTAAAGCGTCCTCAACAGCTTCATTTTGGCTACTACCAAGTTTCCCGCTTGTTGAATCTATCGCATCGGCATGGCCTAGTAAAATTTTGCTTATTTTCTTTTCGCATCTGTTTTCTAAATTATCAAATGAATTATATCCACTTCCTGCGTTTTTGCTTTCAATAAATTCAATTTCATCATTAGGATCTAAAACAACACTATTTGAAGAAGCCATATTTTTTATACCTTCCTCTAATAGGTCGCGTTCATCTCCTTCATGTTTCATTGTTTTGGCAACAACAAAAGGTATAATAAATTTTTCTACAAAGTCAATATTAAATCCTAAATTGTTACGAATAGCAATAGCATAAGCTGAACAAGGGAAAAGTAACCCATACCCACAATCTGAATATCCTAGATTATTGTTTGTTTTAATTAATAAACTCCAATCTTTTATTTTTTCATCGTCAAAGCTTATACCTTCGTATGAATAAGGCATTCTAAGTATTTGGTTTGTATCAGGTTTAATTGAATCCCTCCTAATTGCTTTTATTCCTGTAATCTTGTTTTCGTTTATACCTGTCCAATTTATACCACTATATCCAAAAAATTGAGCATCTAAAGCTAGGGCCATGAAATCATAAAACCATTTAGATTTTAAAAACATTGTCCATTCTTCGGACTGTTCGCCTTTTAAATTTTGTACTTGAAATTCTTTTTTAATTGTCAATAGTTTTCTTGCATTCATGCACGCTGAAATATGTCCATCGTACATGATGTCTTGAAAAATAAGCTGCATCTTATTTCTAAACTTATAATTATCCTCATATTGTTCAGCTTCCTTTAAAGCTTCACGCAATGCCGTTAATTCCTGGCGTACTCTGTTTGAGGATGTTTTATAAATATAGTTTGAAATATCAGCTGTTTTATCGGCTTCTTTTTTCTTAATGAAATTATTGTACCAAGCCATTAAAGTATATTTTTAGGTGTTGAGTTAAATCGGATTGAACGGCCCTGCAATGGTTGCAATAAAGGCAAATCATAAAGGTTTATTGATACGCCTATTTGAGCGTTCTCTAAATCTTTTATGACTTCATTTTTTTGGTCGATTCTTAGTTGTGGTATGTTTCTAGGACTGATACGAGTGTAAGCGTAAAATACGGCTAGCTCAACGTACCAATTGAATATTAATACGCTTCTGTTATCTCCTTTAGTCCATTTCGTAGCATCAGTAGGCAATACTCCTATAATTGTGTAGTTATCATTTACCCACGATGTTGATACCGTAGGTGTTATTCCTGTTGATTCTACAATGCAAGTATAAATATTAGAATGGTAGTACACTTTATCTCCTACCTTGTAAGTAACATTATAGGCGTATGAATCTGCTGTTGGTGTTAAATAGTAGTATTCGGCATTATAAACCACTAAACTATCGGCTTTGTAAGCCTTAGCAATATCAAAAGTAGTTGTATCTTTAAACTCCTCTACGCAATCGTATTTAGCGTTTAAATAGCTTGTAATTTTAGCTTGTGCATACCTTTCTGACTGCTTTTGCACTAAAGCATTATTGCTTATTAGCTGTTGCCAATTAGTATCTTGAACGTGCAAAAGGTAGTCGGTGTTAGTCAAATATCCCATATTTGCAAATATATTAAATTATATTTTATTTTTTGAATTTATCGAAATTGTTTTAAAACTTATTTTTCTACCTCCGTTTAAATAGTCTTGATATTCACCTGCAAATGCTACTGTTATTATATATCTCAAAGCATCACTTTGGTGGCCAAACTCCTCAAATGTTACGCCTGTAATCTTGTTTTTTACCTTTGTTTTCTTAATTGTGCCATCGCTATCCTCCAGGGCATAAGTGTAATCG